CCCCACCCTTCAGCAACTCCACCCAGGGGGAAATCAACATACCCTGGAATGGAGCCAACGACATGACGACGCAAAGTCTCCCGCTATGGGAGCTCACGCCTTTCACGTTCGAGGAGCTGAGAGTGTATCTTGACCCAGAGGACTGCGTTGAGTTACTAAACGCAGTACTGCGATTGGACGGTTCTGTCTCCGGTGCTCTGGAGGCGGAGTTGTTTGATCTGCAGTATGTCCAATGGGATCAAGAAGGGAACCCTTTAGGCGGCTGGTTTCGTCCTAGCATCTTGGACCCTTGGCTTCGAGCGCGTGGCCGCATGCATGATGCAAATTGTGCGTGCGTACACTGCTCGACGTATGAGGGTTTTAGGGTGCTGTATGAAAACTAGTCGCCGAAGTACGCCACTAGAAGTGGGCGTATACCGCTAAAACTTAACCGGATTACTTCATGCCATTCACACGGACCAGTACCTTGGAGAAGGGATTCGTCCCTTACTCGTATGTAACAACTTCAAGGCGCTGGACACCTACTGGCGGCTGGAGGATCACTCCCACTACTCGTCTTACAACGACGAAAGCCGAAGACCCGAACTTCAGGTATAGGCTGAAACAGTGGAACGGTCAGGCCGGTTATAAAGCGTTGCTTGCAAGTCAGGGCTATCTCCCCACGCTGGAGTATAATGATGTCCAGTATGGGCAGTCCTATTCACCTACCGGGTATGCTGTCTGGAAGAACAAAACTCCAGGCACCTGGCAGTGGAACGACGAGCCGCAGTATTATCACACGGCGAAGCGTCCTAGTCAGGTCTCGGGGTCGGGTTGGTTTGATAACAACACGATCGAAAATCTGAAAACCGATGCCCAAGTTGTTGCTATGGCAAAGGCCAAGGACATGAAGGTGAACTTGCCTGTGATGTTCGGAGAAGGTCGACAGACCGTCCGAATGTTGCAGGAAACTTGCGATACGTTGGGACGCGCATACCGCGAGTTCCGACGTCGCCGTTACAAGCAGGCGGCGAGGGCCCTAGGTCTGAGGAAACCACCGAGTGGACAGCTTGCGAGCCATTGGCTCGCGTATACGTATGGCTGGACACCCTTACTCTCGGACGCAGTGGGCTTGGTTGAGCTAGCAAGCCAACAACTCTCGGGTTACCGTGCTAAGAAGCCACGATTTACCGTGAAGGCTATGCGGGCGCTTTTTGGGCCAGTGAAGTACTCTGTTGCGGACAGCTTCTCGCTGTTCGCGACGGGTAACGTTTCATTCACTGGTAGGCAAACCCTACGGGGTAGGGCGGGGCTACTTCTGGAGGTCGTTTTCCAGGATTCGGCACTCGCGTCACAGTTGGGAATGGGAGTTACTGACCCGCTCTTGACTGTGTGGGAGTTGGTTCCTTTCTCGTTCGTCTTCGATTGGTTTATCGGGGTCGGACAGTGGCTGGAATCGGCTTCCGCTTTGCAGGGGTTTGACGTTAAAGCTGGCTACACGTCATGGGAACACTACACGACAGACGTCGTGGGTTACCCTAGCGTTGCGGCTAGTTCCACGTGGCAGCTGGAATCGGGTGTACTACCCTACCAGTCTGTCTGGGAACGTCGATACTACCGCCAATCATGGCTCGGTACTATTCCCCAGATCAGGATCCGCGGTCTCTCGGACGCCTTAAATGCGCGTCGTTTGATGACCTCTGCATCCCTCTGGCGACAACTCACTGGCGACGACCGGTTATATGGTGCTTACCGGCCTTGACAGTGAGTGGTTGGAAGTAATGCTCCAACTCGTGTACCTTGTCCTTCTCTTAATTGCACTGCTTCAACAAACTCAGGAGTAAATATGCCTGCTTTTGCCGATATCACCGTTAATAATTACGCGGCCGCGGCTGTGACGTATAAGATGGAAGACGTCTTGCAAGGCGTCGCCAAATGGAACGACATCAGCCAGGGTACGCCCGCAGGGTTCCGCAGCATCACGCTGCAGATTCGGCGGAGTACTGACCGCTCCAACGGTGTGGACCGCGTGCTCGTTAAGCTCGCTCGTCCTACGGTCAACGTTACCACAGGAGCTGTGGACCTGACCGGTCGTGTGAACACCGAAGCGATTGTTCCCGTAAGGATGACCCTGGCCGAACGGCAGGAGCTGTGGGCGGCACATAAGAATTTCGCCGCACACACCAACTGCCAAAAGGCTATGGTTGACCTGGAAGGGACGAACTGACCATGGGCATGAACTTCACCCGGTATAAGTTACTTGCCGAGTGGCTGGTTCAGGTTCTGGTTGCTCTCAGACTGAGGCGTGAAGCCTCGCCTAAGAAGGTGCTCACAAATGGCTCACAAGACGCGAAGTCTACAAAAGCCTCGACCAGGGAAAAACAATAACCTGGTTCGGTTGTCGGCGGCCCTTGACAGGGTTGCCGGTGGGGGTCGACTAGATGTTCCTGTCGATCCTCTCGAAGTTGCCGAACTACTATGGTCTACACTCGATACCCCCCTCTCTCTAGGTCTCAGTTTGCTCGTTAAGAACGGGCAGATTGCTGACGCTCTGGCAGTGAAATTCTCGCCAGGCCGTTACTTGGAGCAGGATGTGGGTACTGCTCGCGATGACTACCAAGCCATCGCCTTCCTCCAGAAGTGCCCCCTAGAAATCAAGGGGGTAGATAGGGAGGTGGCTGCGTTCCAAAAGTTCATGGACGCAGAAGAGCAGTGTCGCAAGACGAATGCACGACTCAGATCCGCTCGTGAAGGTACGGGGAATCAATCCCCCCGCGTTACGGCCGTTTTCGATATGGCCGCTCGTAAAATCCTTTCATGGGTTGGTCCAAGAGTTGATGCGCGTTCTTGGCTACTGCGGTGCCGTTTCGGGCCGGGGTCGGACGCTCTTAACACAGGAGCATGCGCTCAGGCTTACCATAAGCTCTCGAGAATGTCTGTAACAGCGGACTTCTACGAGGGTGCCCAGGCAGTAGTATTATCTCAGCCTGGGTGGTACAGACACCAAGTCATGGTTGTGGGTGAGAACTCATCATCTGCAGCGATGGAAATGCGTGTCGTACCCGGCAACAAAGTTACGTTCGTGCCAAAGACGGCATTGATCGACAGATCGATCGCTGTTGAGCCTGGAA